AAAAATATTCTTGTTCCTCGGTGATTATCATCATCGTCTTGGCAATTAATATGTTTAAAACTTTGCCATATATCTTCTTCATAAAACCACTCTTCTATATTTAGATATTTGTTATTTGAAAAAAACCTATTTGTACTAAGCTTTGTGTTTGTTAAAGCACCTCCCACATATAAATTTTCGGTAATTTTTATTTCAATTAAAGCTCCTGTTGCTATTCTTTTATCTAAAGCTGGGTAGTCTCTAGCTCCGTTAGGAAAAAGAGGAATCTGAGTTGGAGTATTTGATAATACATTTTGTTCATAACCTTCGTTACCCCCTCCGCCAGTAATGATAGATACAGCATCTCCAGCTGCAGGATCTCCTTGAGAATAAATGGATCCAAACTGTCCGGTTGAGGTGTTATTATAAGAACCTGTTGGAGCTGTAGTCACCCCAAAGTTAGTTAATCCGAATCTAGAATGAACATTTATTATAAAATAATCTTTAACATTATATCCAGCTCCTTTGTTAAATCGAAGATAAATTAGTAGATCATAAGCAGGGTTAGGAGTAGGCACACCAGGTGCACTTGGAGGATTATTTATTAAATAACTAGTACCTGAAGCATAATAAAGAGATAGGTCAACATTTTCATACCATAGTTCATAAATACCATTACTAAAGTTTTCTACTTTAAAAGTTTCATTATCAGTAATAGTTATTTTTATTCTTGCATCTCTTTTAGCAGTAGTGTCAAATGGGGTTATTTTGCCTGTGGGGGCCGGAGCTAAAAGTTGTATTCGATTATGAGTAGTAGACGCTCCATAAAAAACAGGAATATCTATTTGACCAATTGCATTTCTCTCTCCACTAAAAGTTGAACCTGCCCTTGTAAATGTCCCTTGGTCTATTATATATTGTCTATACAAACTATGCTTCCCATTCAGTTTTCCTCCAGCTAACCCCAACCCCACATATTTAGCGTCAAACACATCCGTTATTATATCTCCACCTGTATCCGATATCATAAAAAATAATCCGCTAAACTCACCGTTTCCTAAAAAATCATCGGGCTTTACTTCTACTTCTATCACCTTGTACTGCTGGTTTGAATTAGTAGCTATCCCGTTTACCTGTTTCATGTATATGAAAGAACCTACATCAACTTTATTTACTTCTGACCTATCAATCATAAAATAATAATCAGAGCCGTCTCTATAAAATATTGTAGGAAAAATAGTGGAATAATTATCAGTAGTAGATTGTTTTAAATATATTCTGTATTTACTTGCAAACGCCGGGGGTTTATGATATATGTAGACTCTTAAATCATTAATTGTAGTTGAATTATCAGGAGATATATAGTTTGTATTTGACTGACCTGGTTGAGGGCCATTAGGATTAGCAATATTAGGAGTTAAAACCGTAGACATTCTTCCATAATCATCTAAGTAAACTATACCAGCCTCATAATCTCTATCGCTTTTAAAACTAGGTATTCCCGGACCAAAAGTGCTTCCCTGTCTTGATGCTGTAATTAAATTAAAATCAATTGCTAAATCATCACCTAAAGAGTCCTGTATATTGTATCCTTGAGTGTAATTACCGTAAACAAGTCTACTTCCTATTATTTCCTGTGCCTGTGCTTTTCTTGGTACATTATCAAATAACCTAGTAACTTCATCAGAACCAAGTATAGAATATATTTTATTATTATTAAAAGTTACATCTGAATTACTATTACTAAGCCAATTATTTAATTTTTTATCAAAAGTTTCAATTACATAAACTGATCCAGTAAACTCATCAAAAAACAAAAGTTGTACATCTGTGACTTGAACATCTCCTGTGTCTATATTTATCTTTACTTGATTAAATCCATTTATCATAGATGTAAATACATCTTCCGAATAATTAACACTAAATTGAGTAGGTGCAAATGCTGTTGCTGAGAAAGGTGACAACGAACTAAATTCATTATTTTCATATTTCCATCTATAAGCAAATCTTATATACTTTTCACCAAGGTTATTTAATTGATTAATTAATGTTGAAGGAACAGCTACTCCAGTAGTGTTTTCAAGAGTTAACGAAGGAGGATTTAAAGGTGGTTTAACAATAACAGATATGTCATCTTCGGTAAATGCGTTAGCAGCATAATAATTAAGTATATTTAATCTTCTAGGTGGATTTAAATTGTCTGTCCAAAAAAGTAAGTCTCCAATTATGTTTACTCCTGTTATTACGTATTCAGAGTCAAATTTTAAAATTCTTCCAGTAGTATCTTTAAGGATTATTGCAGTAGAATTAGCTGACTCGTTGTATCTTAATATATAATCAAAGTTAGTGTCTTTAACAAACCAGTAAAATTCTTCAGCAGCTGGATTTGCAATAGCTCCTATTGTTTTAGCAGCAGAAGTTAAGTAAGTTAAATCACCACCAACTTGAGTATTACCCAAGAGATTCTCTATAGACCCTACATTTGAATTGGCAGATGTTGATACACCTATATTCTGTCCATCTCTATATACTCCAGGAGGTATAAGGCGTTCATCGAGGTCCTTATTCATTATCCCCTTGGTGAATGTTCTTGTTAATTTCATTTAATCCATTTATCTCTTCCTCTCAAAGGCATTAAAAGTCTTCCAGGGTGAAGATTGCTTAATCTAATTTTGGCATTTCTAAGTTTAGCAGTTTTTTCTTTTCTAGCTCTTGTTATAATGTACTCTTGAATATTTAACTTGTTCTCTAAAATAGCCCATCTAATATAAGCATATAAGTAATCTTCAGCTAGTTTATTAATAACTATTTCGTTGTCATCTCCGTTTTCCATACCATCTGATATGTACTCTAGAACCACGATTCTGTTACCCATCTCTGAGCTAAAATTAATTACACCCCCAGCTTTATCTATTCTGAAATTAGGATTCTGATTAGCAAGTGACGTATTCATTCCGTAATTACCTCCTAAAGAAAATCCAAAGTACCATTCTCCATCGCAGCAAAATCCTTGCTTATTATTATATGGATGCCCAGTATTCAAATATAATGTAGGCCTGGTTCCTTTAATTCTTTGTAAATCTAAAGTAGAGTTCTCTGGGCTTAATGCATTTCCATTTATGTCAAATAGTATTTCGGCATTTTGGTCTTGCAAATAAGCTGAAGAAAAATTAGTTTGAAAGTTCTCTATTAAGGGTCGTAAAACACCGTTTTCATAAAGAGATATTCTAACATAGTTGACATAATCAGAAGGCAATATATACTTTAAGTCATCTGTAACTTGCAATTCTAATATCTTTATGCTTTTTAAAGCATCATAGTTTATTTCTTGTATACCTCTTTTAGCATGAAACAAAATATTGTATCTAGTAACATTACTAACTAATTTATCGTCTCCTGAATACATTAGCTCAAAGTTGTTGACTACATCGGCTAGTGATACATACTGGTAATCTCCCCAGTTTAAATTCTTAGGAACAACATCGTCATTAGTATAATATTTTCTATCAGTTATATAAGCCATTAAGATTCAGTTTTAATTTGTAGGATTTCTTCGCTCTTTTCAAAGTTAACTACCGCTTGCTCTCTAATACTTATCCCTGCGTATTCGCATATCTTAATAGTAATATCTATTGCATCTGACAACGGTAACTCAAAGTCTTGGTAAGAAGCGCTAGTAGGATCAAATACAGGATCACCATCTGCCCCAATAGAGTTATATGTCCATGCTGGAGTTTGAGGATATCTAACATAAGTTAATAAAACATCTGAAGTAATGGATTCTGGGTATACTTGAACTGTATTTGACGTTGGGCTAATAGGACTAGTAATAGGAGCCGGACCCAGTACGTAAGCTGGATAAGAAGTATTAGGCGCTGTTAAATTAGAAGAAAGTAATTTACCTATTTTATATTGAGATACTCTTTCTATTTCTGTATAAGTTTTTACTGCTGGAACCACCTCTAGTTTTAATAAAGTATACCAGTCGTTAGGTAATGTAAATGAACCAGTTGCTACATGAGTTAAAGCACTAGACACAGAGAAAGTATCCAAAACTTCTTTCATTTCTTTTACAATATCAGCATAAGACTCACCTGACATTCTTTGGTTTTGCTTCTTTGTCCAATTGGCTAGGCTAAAAAAGTATCCTTCAAATACCTCTAGTTGAGCTTGGTTTGCAAATAAGTTAAATTCTTCTGGTGTTAAGTACCCGTTGTTGTTCTTGTTTAGTATGGATAGTACGGTGTTTCTTACCTCGTTGATCATCGAAAGCTATTTCTCACAAAGATAAGCAAAAAAAAAGAGCCCCACTTGGAGACTCTTATAGTAATTGTTTTGGTTTGTAGTTAGGCTATGCTAATTCCAATAACTTTTTGATTCAAGAAAACCGCCTCTGGAGCAACATTGGTCCAGGAAGTTATTAAAGCTTCTTCCATTTGCTCTTGTACTTGATCCCTCATTGCTTCACTTCCAGTGCCTACCGGCGTGTGAACTAAAGTTATCAAATCAGTTGCGCTAGGCCCATCATAAGCAATGGTAGTTGTGCTTTTACTAAGTTGCTCTACTAATCCTACGTTAACTATAGAGACTAGTTGATTATCGAAAGAAGTGCCTGAATGAATAAAAAATGCTTTTCCTGCAGGTATTGGAGTTGTTCCACCATCTAAAGCTGTTAAAGTAAGATTATTGCTGTCTATTTTACTAGCAACTATAAAATACTGATTATCTGTAGATTGATGAACAATATCACCAACAGAAACACCAGCAAATACATTACCAGTATCCGTTAAGTCTGCTGACCCAACTGGAGTAACTGCTGTTCCATTTATTATCAAGTTATATACGGGTACGTTTAAAAACTTTTCCATATCTTAAACTATTGCGATTAGGCTTACTGCTTTTGGCACTGCTAAATCAAGAGAAACATTAGTCCATCTTTGGCTTAAAATGTTAACTACTCCGTTTTGAATAGCATCTCTCATTTCTTCACTTCCAGAAGCAACTGCAGCGTGAGTTAGAGTTGTTACTTTTCCTCCTCCATAAGTTATAGTTACTGTAGTTGTACTAGCTTGGATGATTATTTTGATGTCGTTAGCTGAGACAAGCTGACTTTGCTCCCCAGTAACTGGTATACTTAAAAACTTTTGCATTGTTTAAAAAATTAAGTGGTTAATAAAGAGCAAAGATAACTTATTTATTTTACTTTCTTTTCCAGTAACTCTAGGACTTCTATCCCATCGTCTGTTTTAAAGTAAGACATTAATGAACGCTTGTGGTCTTCACCAAACGGAACAGTAATAATTCTTTTTTTGTTTTCTTTTAAATTGTAATAGATTTCTCTTTTGTTTTGACGGTAATTGATTATACCTTGCTCAAAAGCTTTTATCACTAACTCTTCTAGTTCTAAATCCGAGTCATCTAACATTTCCAAAAACCCTTCTGGATCTTCTCTGGCATATATTAAGATGTCTCTTTTTAACTCATTAGTTTTTATTGATTCTATTTTAGATCCCATAAGAACTCTTCCAATCATTTCCATTTTTTCAATAGATAAATCAGAAGCTTTTTTTAAGGCATCTATCTCTAAGTTTAATACATCTAGCTCTGTTTGTGCATCACGCTCTAAATCTACTTCTTCATAAAGAGTACCATTTAAAGGGTGAAGTTCTAAAAAGTGTTGAAGTAAAGTGTCAGATCTTTTAGTGTTTAAAAAACCATCTTCAAAAACAATAGGTTCTATTAATACATTTTTATCTTGCTCGTCTTCGAAAATAGACTTTTGATTTTTGGCATATCTCATTGCCCTGTTGATTCCCTTTTCTTCATCGAAGTGTAATAAGGGGTTACTCGGTGAGTGAGTTGAATTGATCATAGTAGATATAGGTGTTTTGTCTGATTTTAACCTATACATTCTATCTTTTAATACTTGTTTTTTCATTTGATTTGATTTTATTTTATTATGTAAATAATAGGGGGCCGAAGCCCCCATATATAATTGTCTTTTTTATCCTTTGAACAATACAAAGTTGTTTGCACCCATTGTACATAACGCTCTTTCAGATAAGAAGTTTACTTCCATTCTGTCAAAGTTAGATGATGTTGCACCACCGGCACCACCAGTCATCCATGTTTTGTAACGTCTGTCTTCTGTTTCAGAAGCTCTGTATCTTACATGTAAGAATGGTCTTTTAGCATTTTGTCCTAAAACCTGATCGTATACTGAAGTAGAACCAGCTGGTACAAGAGTACCGCTTACTTTTCCACCACTAATACCACCTCTTAAAGTAGCATCGTTTAAGTATTTCCAATCTGACTTGTAGAAATCATACCCTCTTCTGAATCCTTTGAATCCAAGGTTTAATGCCATTTCTTCGTCATTGTCAAACAATCCGTAAGAAGTACCACCTGCACCGTAAGAGTTCTGAGCTGCTAACATGTCATCAATTGCGAAAGAGAAATTTCTATCAACAAAGATTACATTTTCCTGAATAGCACCTTGCTTGTCTAACCTTTTGATTATAGTATCAAATGCAGCCAAAGTAGTTGGAAAACCACCAGCCCATACATTTCCTCTATCTTCAATAGCTTCGAACATACCTTCTGTACCTGCACTATTAGCTAAACCTGTACCTGTTGGGTAAGCTGATCCATTTAACTGAGTTAAAGCACCAGAAGCATTTTCAGCAATAACACCTTCAATCATAGAAGTTTCTAAGTAGTCTTCAAATCTTAGTCTAGTTTCATGCTCAGACTTCAAATACCAAAGATATCCAGTAGCTCCATTTTCAGTAGTTACTTCAACCCATCCAATTTGAGCCATATCAGAACCAGAAACAACATACTTGTCTTTGATAATAATTGGTTTGTTAGATAAGAATATATCTTCAGACTCTAAAGAACCGATCATTCCGTCTGTTCCTTGTCTAAATTCTGAACCGTATACGAAAATAGTAGCTGTTCCAGCCGCCATTCCTGCTGCTTGAGATGCTTCATAGTAAGCTACGTCAAAAGCATCAACCCTGTTAGCTGCTGCGCCAGTACCTACTGCCGTTACGATAGCTTTATTTGAAGTTGATCCACCATCTAAAGATATAAATAGTGTTTGACCTACTCTAAAGTTACAAGCTTCATTATTAGCAGTTAACCAAGGAACAGAAACAGAATTTGTAGCTCCGTCTGTCTGAGTTGTAGTACATCCTACGTATTTTGTATGTAGTCTACCTTGCTCTGCCCATTTGATAAGGTCTGAGTTAGTAGGCATTTCAGCTCCTACCATACGTAAGAAAGCTGCGATTGTTCTGTTACCGTATCTTTCGAATTCCTTTTCGTAAGTATCAGGTAAGTACTGACTCAAAAAATTGAAATCAGTTATATAGTTTCCTGGTAAAGCTGCCTTTACCGAACTGGGAGTTAATGCAACTCCACCAGCGTTTAATGATCCTGCCATTGTTTTTGTTTTTAGTTATTAGTTTTTGTTTTTGTTACTTTTTATTCTTAATCCAGAACCACTACTACTACTAACTGCTGAAACTTTAAAACCTCCACTAGACATTGATTGAGTTGCGTTACGAACACCATTCATATCAATATTTTTACTTTCCTTAGTTATGTCATTTACTGCATCTGATTTACCTTGTTCATAAAAGAACTTGGCAAACGAATCAGGTTGCATAGCTAATGAAAGTGACTTATGATACGAAGCGGCATCTTTTAAGTAACCATCTTCAGTCAAGTGTTTAGTTATGAAGTTATTAAGATCTGACTGCGACTCTTTCAATTTAGAAGAATCAGCAGGTTTATATTTTAAAGACTTGTCATTTAACTGGAATTCGAAACCTTCAAATTTCTCATTAAACAATTCGTTTGTTTTATTGTTAAAATATTCTGATCTTTTTGTTTGTTCAGTTTGTGATTGTTTTGACTCTGTTTTATTATTCTTGTAAGCGTTAAAATCCTCTAACTCTTCGGCAGGTATAAAATCCTTTGTTGACTCAACTTTTGTCTTATATGTTTCCTTGAGTTTGTTAAAGTACTCTTTTGCTTTTGCAAGCTCTTCTTTCTTTGCTATCTTTCTTTTTCGAACATCAGAAGCATCATCTGCATCTTCATCGTATGAAAATCTCTCACTAAGTTCAAAATCTACATCATCTGAATCTAAATGAGGCTTTTGTTGTTTCCAAAATTCAAACAGCAACTGGTCTTCATTCATATTATCAACATCTTTTGTTAATCTTATGTAATCATCTAGACCTCTTCCAGTTTCCTTTTTATAGTTTAAATAATTAACTACTTCTTCAGGAAGGTCTGGGTTATCTTTACGTTTAGAAGTTAAATCGTCTAATGACGAGACTTCTTCACCATATCTATTTCCAATAAATGAAAGAACTTCTTCCTCACTTAAAGAGGGTTTATCTTTTACTTTCTCTTCTACTTTTTCCCCAACTTTAGCTTCTTCACTAATTATTGGTGTTTCTGAAGGAACTTCTGTCGTTTCAACTTTAGTTTCTTCTTGATCGTGACCTGCTTTTTTTAACAAGTCTGACTCTCTTTGTGACGCTGACTTTTCTACAGCATCATCTAGAGCTCTTACTTTTATGTTGTCCATTTGATTTGATTTTAATTATACAAAGTTACTACCTTTTTTTTGATTTCTATCTGGGATTAAACTCAGCGAAATTAAATCCGTCTAAACTATCTTCGTTAGATTCAAAATTTATAGGCGGTAATTTACTTTGTCTTTGTTGTATTAACTTAGATTGTTCGGTATTTTGTTTTGATATCCTATCTGACTTAGCGTTCTCTCTTTGCACTTCTCTTTCTTGCATGCTACCTACATCAACTCCTTTTAATTGCATCTGATACATGAATTCTTCTGCCATAAGTTCTTTCTTAAGAATCGCTTCTTGCTGTAGTTTTTGTATAGCAAACTGTGTTTCAGATTTTTCTATTTCTATTTTAGCTTGCATCTCTGCTTGTATTGACTGCATCTTACTCTGAGCTGCGGCTTGTTGAGACTGCATGTTCATCTGACCTTGCATTTCCATTTTTTGATTCTCTCTGTCTACATCTTGCTCTTGTTTCTTTCTTCTTTTTAATTTCAATAACTCATTTGCCATCTTAAGATTTTTTACTTCTCTAATGTCAATTGCATCTTCTAAACTAATTTGATCACGACTCATAGCCATTTGAATATTAGCTTCTAATTGTGCTTTTTGTTCCTCATCTGGAGCTACTTCTAAAAACACTCCGAAGTCATGTAGATATAAATCTTTTATGTTTTCTAATATAGATACGTTGTACTTACCTACTTGCATAGCAAACTCTTCTTTGAAGTCTGCATACTCTAAAACATCAGCCAATCTACAAGACAATGCTTCAGCTAATTTCTGAGTTATTTGAACATTTGCTTCTAATATATGTCTAGTTGCTACATTTGAATTTAAAGCAGCTAATTTTTGTAAACCTACTAACGCATCAGGATTAGGAGTTGTTGCGTCTCTAGCCTCGTTAAGACCCGTCACATCTCTAATCATATTTAAGTAATGGTTGTAAGAACTTATTAAACTAGCCATCTTAGCTTGACCGCTATTAGTACCTAGTTCTTGTATTGGAACTCTAGCATTGTTAAATTCTCCATCTTGAGTATAGCTTCTACCAATAACACTACCTGTTTGAAAATATAACTTTAATGCATCTTCTGGATTATAAGCAGCGCCTGTGCCTAAGTCAACTTCGTTTAATCCATCAGCATCAATAAATACACCATCTGGAACTACTCTAGAAATAACTTGTTGTAATTTTAAATGAACTATCTGTATTAAGTCCGCAAACGTAATCATTCTTCTAACCAGTGATTCTATAGCTCCTTTATACATTCTAGGTGCAGCTCCTATGTAATTAGGTAAAGCATACTGAGAAGCTGATTTAGGTCTAACCATGTTTTTAGCCAATTCCCATTTTATTACTTTTTGAGTACCCATCACCATTATTCCTTCGTACCAAACATCAATTCTTTTTTCTAATTTTTCGAATCTTTCTTGTTCTTCTTCAGGAGGATTAAATGTGTCTTCTTTTCTTATAGTTTTTTCACCGCCATTTTCCATGTACTTTTTCTTATAAACCATTTTTTTAGTGGTCTTATAATTATAGTACAGTAACGTAACTACATCTTTTTGAAATAAACTATCTTGATAAGGTCTTGTTATGCCATAATAATTATACCATAGTGATGACATTTTAGATATCTCTTCCATCTCTTCTAAACTGATATCTGGCTTTATCTTAGCCAACTCTGTTATTGGAACTTGTTTTACTTCTCCAAAATAAAAGCAGTCATCAAAGGTTGGACTTTCTGTATAACTATATACTAATGAAGCTGGATCTACATATTCTACTGAAACACCAGAGTTAGGTAAAAACTGATGCTTTACAAATGAAGTACCTAAAACCATAAGGTCATAGTTTACTTGCTTTTGTATCCTTTGTTTATAATGGTTTTGTTCTAGTAATGTGTCTATAGCTTCTTCTTCAGCAATTTCAATCGCTGGTTTATAATTCATTTGCATGTATAGTGCTAACTCTTGCTCGCTTTCTGGTAGGTCTTG